ACTCGGCTTTTGTGTGTCCAGTGTAAACGAACTGTAAAGATTTTCCATTCTTAAGAGTTCTCTTCATAACGAGATCTCTTGCGATTGCATTGTGCTGGAAGCCTTTAAACATTTCTCCACTGAACAACTTTAAATATAGGGCGCGTGGGTCAGTACCGCCATTTAACGAACCCGGACGGGTTAGCTTAGCTGCCTGAGACGTACCTGTATTTTGTTGTGCCATTTTTTGGTTAAAAATTAAAGGTATAAACTATCGTTCTTACGCGTAAAAAGTTGCGAGTCTTAATTGGACTCATTGAGATTTGTGGTCTATCCCACCGTATATACGGCTGATGGTATCCTCCTTAGAGGGCAAAAGCCAAATTAAGAGAGGGTCCGACTCTGAGGTGCCCTCTCTCCGTTGTTAAACCAGTGTCGGCTGACACCGGAGATGATAAAGATATTAGTTATCAGTGTTATCAGAGTTAGAAAGTTCTTTATCAGTTTCTTTCTTTTTTTCCTCTTCTTCATTACAGAAGCCATACCGGGTGACGTTTGCTTTACCGAAACAACCTCCTTCAGATTGTTGTGACATTATCTTTTCTTTGCTGTTTTAGCTGCACGCTTAAAATTAGCAGCAGTAGGAGCACCTTTAGCTCCGACTTTTCTCATCTTTTCACCAGAGCCAGCAGCAATGCGCTTTCTCTTAGCGTGGATGTTAGCATACAAGCCTCGTTTACTTGCCATACTTTTTGCCTCCTTTTTTCATGCCCCCTTTACAGGAGCCTTTGCCTTTGTGTGCCATTACTTTTTCTTCATGTTTTTAGAAATAGCCCTAGCTACCTTAGCAGGCATCTTAGGGTTTTTAGCCATAAGTTTTTTGGCTGTGCCATTTTTCTTGGCTGGTTTTTTTCCGTAGTGTCCGGGCATAATTAACATTTCCATTTACGAAGAGCAAGCGCTTTACGTGTAGGCTTGCCGTTTGGTTTTTTCATTGGTCCCTTTACTCCGCTCATCCGAGCGCAGAAAGAACGTTTGCGAGGTCCACCTTGAGGCTGGGGAGCCTTAAGGTTAGAACCAGTCGCACGATTATATTTTTTCCTGCCAGCAGCCGTAAGCCCACCGGTACGAGATTTATGTTTGCCCATCTTGAGGCTTACGTTCTTTGACATTATCCTATAGTTGGTGCTGATAGAGCCACTTGAGTTGACTCGGTGGAAGCTAAGTCAAGTGGGAAGTTGTGAGCGTTACGCTCGTGCATAACCTCGAAACCAAGGTTAGCTCTGTTTAGTACATCTGCCCATGTTGGTATGACTTTGCCATTAACATCAACTACTGATTGGTTAAAGTTAAAACCGTTAAGGTTGAAAGCCATAGTGCAGATTCCCATGGAGGTAAGCCATATGCCAACCACGGGGAAAGTACCAAGAAAGAAATGTAAAGCACGAGAATTATTGAAAGAAGCATATTGAAAAATTAGTCTCCCAAAGTACCCGTGTGCAGCGACAATATTATATGTCTCTTCATCCTGCCCGAACTTATAACCATAGTTCTGCGATACATCGTCTGTTGTCTCTTTAATAATAGAGGAAGTAACGAGACTTCCGTGCATAGCAGCGAACAAAGCTCCACCGAATACCCCAGCAACACCGAGCATGTGGAACGGATGCATAAGGATATTGTGCTCTGCCTGAAATACAAACATGAAGTTAAAAGTACCAGAAATACCAAGAGGCATACCATCACTGAAACTCCCTTGTCCGAAAGGGTACACTAAAAATACTGCTAGAGCTGCTGAAACTGGAGCTGTGTATGCCACAAATATCCATGGTCTCATACCTAGTCTGTATGATAGTTCCCATTGTCTGCCTGCGTATGCAAGCACGCCTATCAAAAAATGAAAGACGATAAGTTGATATGGTCCACCGTTGTATAACCATTCGTCTAAGGTACCGGCTTCCCAAATAGGGTAAAAATGTAGTCCGATTGCGTTAGAGGAGGGGACGACTGCTCCTGAAATAATATTGTTTCCGTATAATAACGAGCCGGAAACTGGCTCACGTATGCCATCTATATCTACAGGCGGTGCTGCGATAAAGGCGAGTATGAAACATGTGGAAGCTGCTAGTAAACATGGAATCATTAGCACACCAAACCAACCTACGTATAGGCGGTTGTCGGTGCTAGTGACCCAGTTACAAAACTTCTCCCAGTTGGTAGTAGTGTCTCTTTGTAGTGAGATTGCTGCCATTTGTGATTAGCTTGAATGAATGTTGTTGCATTCCTCTTCGACTTTACTGAGGAAAAACTGGATGACTTTATATTTTTCCACCATAGGAAGGTCCGCATCCAGAAGAACTTTGTGCCTTGCTTGTATAAAATCGTAGCAAGTCATCTTCCACTTATATGGAGGAATTTGTCTCGGCTTAGAATACGCCGGGGATAATTTGACCAGTGGTAATGTAGGCACCAAGAGCAGCAACAAAACCAAGCATCGCTGCCCAGCCGTTAAAACGTTCTGCTTCATGTGTAAAAATTGGGTTGGTGTTGTGGTGTGACATTTCAATTAATTGAATAGGTGGTTCGTAAGGGTACTCGTTTTCGAGTAGTGTATCTAGATCTCTCGTTTTCATAATTAAAATTGAATATCCGAGTTCTCTAATTTTCTGAGGACATCCTCTCTGTATGCCTCATCGTAATCATAACGAGGGTCATTCATAGCTGACATTAATTCTGCCTGCGATCTGTATACGCCATCGTTACTACGAGGTGCTCTACCTTGTAGAGTTCTTCCCTCGCTACCAAAAGCTTCATCATATTGTGCTTTTAGTCCTTGTAAAGCTAAGTTAATACCTTCTACATTTCCTGAAGCTACTAAGTTATCGTATGCTACGACTTGTTCTTCAGGTAAATTGTTAGCAGCCCAAGATACAATATTTGTATATTCTCTTGCGCCACCAACAGAGTTCTGTATGCTGTCTACATCTCGTTGTGAGATGTCAACTTCAGTTTCAGTTTGGCTGTCAGCTTCTAAGTATCCTGACTCTACTGCTCTTCCATTTAAATATGCATCAACTAATTCTTTAGAAAACCCAGCTTGTTCTAATTGAGAATAATCTTCATCAGTAATTTCTCCTTTAGAATCATGGAAATGTTTATTAATTTCATATGGGTCTATACCTTTTTCTTGAAACACATTACTTATTTCAGAACCGTAGTCAGTAGAAACTTGTTCATAATTAATAGAACCATCTTCTAGATAATACGAAGTATTTTCTTCAGATAATTCCGAATCATTTGTTTCTCCTTCTGTCTGCTCAGCTTCTTCTCCTTTTCCAAGTTTAGTTTGTAACTCTAAGTATGCTTTTTCCAGCTCTTCTGGGCTGTTGTATTTTCCTGCTAATAGTTTTTCTTGTTCTGCTACTAGCTTCTCCCCAACCTGAAGAGAGTCCTGTTCGTCTGCTGAAAGGACCTCTGTTTGAGGAGAGTTATCATAAGATAATGTTTCTGCCATTATTCGTCAGTAGGTGGTTGTTCAAGATCTGCTGCCATGCCTGCTTCCATAGCCATTCCCATTGCTGGATTCTTAGAAGGATCCATAAGAGGAGTGCCAGCAAACTTACCAGCTTGTTGCACTAAAGATTGTTGTGCTTGTGCTTGTTGCATAGCTTGCATCTCTTGGTCTATCTGTTCCTGAGTCTTGATAAGATTCAGTACATCTATACCTTGAGCTGCTGCTAGTCTCTTGATTGCTTCTAATGGTTCTACAAACTTCATCAATGCTTCTGGTCCAAGAGTTTGTGCAATGGTACCAATAAATTGTGTTAATGATTCTCTATCTTGTCCTCTACCTAAAGCATTTATACCAGCTACGATTGTAGGTCTGACTATATCTTTAGGTAGTTTAGGTATTTCATTATTACGTTGTAGAACTAAGAGTGTACGATTTAAATAAGGTATTAGAAACTCAATAGTTAACAAACTAAATATACCACCTAGCTGTTGTTCAAGTTCTAATTGAGTGAGTCGTACCTCCTCTGCTGTTACTCGTTCAGCTTGTCTTATATTCATCACTAAGAATGCTTCGAGTAATCTTCTCTCTATCTGATTAGCCATGTTTGCAGCAGTAGAGAAATCGGCTGTTTTGCCCACTTGTACTACCTGTACGTCTTCTGCACGTCCAGATACAATGGCACCATTGCCAGCCTTAGCAATAGTCTGTGGTTTAGTTGTGGATGATGGGCTAACTAAAAAGATTACTTTCGAGGCTGCTGCCGCGCCTTCAACAAGCGCTTGAGATAATCCCTCAACTGTCTTAAGGTCTCCGAGGAACTCCTCGACTCTGCCTCTGCCATAGTCTTCTCCGTCAACTGAATTAAACCTGAGCACTAACCACGGACTTGCATTCTTAGGTGCAGTACTACGGCTACCGGGAATAATCTTGTCGAATGCTTCCTGATACCATACCCACCTACCATCAATTAATTTGACATGTGTGTATACTTCTATGTCATCCTTGTCCGTAGAGTATGTCTCATCTACTATCCCTTGTTTTTCCGATGAATCCGGGATATCAATATCCATCGTCTTTTTATTAATTAGTTCTTTTGTAACTATCTCTAAAACGTTGCCGTTCCCATCGCGAGAAACAACGTATCTTGAAAGCGGATAATTTTTTAGACCATCTTTACCCATAAATATAAGGGCGTTACCGCTAACGATCAAATGCTTGAGTGCTTGATGAATAGTTACTCTGTCATTTGAGGCTGCGATGTATTCCATTATCATTCTCTCCATCTTGGAGAAGGATAGATCTAATTCTCCTTTTACCTCTGGCGTAAATTCCTGACCCAATTTATCTTCTCGTAGTTGTAACTTAAAGAAGCTAGTTTGGGGAGGAAGAATAGCAAGCATAAGTTTTGCTGCAAGAGTGACTACACACTTACTACCTATGCTTTGCCATGGTACTTTCAAAGATTCGTGGTTTGGTCTAGACGATAGATCGTCTTGAATAAGATAAGGCAACGTAAGTTCAGAACACTCAACTCCTTTGTCTAGAAATTCTCTACGACTTGTAGCTAATTGTTCATATCTCTCACGTGCTGTTATCATTTATTAATTCCTCCAGACTGGGAAGATCCTCCGGTATTTACATTTGAGCCAAGAGGTACTCTAAGTTGTGAAGTGCCTGAAGCAAATTCACCTTGAGCTTTCTTAGATTTAGCTCTCTTTACCTGTGGGTTCACTGTTTTCTCTACTGGCTCAGGAGTTGGTAGAGGTGCTGGAGGTGCTGGTGGCACTGGGGGTGGTGGTGGTAATGGAGCTGGTGGTGGTGTGGATGGTGTTCCTGATCCTAGACACATAATTAAATTTCCTCGTCTTCTATTGATTTAATGTAGTCAATCACACTCGCTTGTCCAGCTCTGTACATGATTGATTCGATTGGTTCTTTTGGGTGAATAGGTTTCCACCCGAAGTTGTCTTCTAACTTCTGTATTAACTCATTAAGTCTATCGTTATGTAGCTTAAGAGTATTGAGGGAGATTGACATTCGAGTGTTCAAAAAATGCAGGCATTCTAGCTGCCTTGGTTTGTTGGAATTCTGGCGCTTTGCCTTCGTACATTAGTCTGTCACTAGCATCGAGCCAAAATTTTTTGTCCAAATATCTGTCGGCACTTTTACCAAGTGGTTCCATGACCCAGTTTATTGTAGCCTTACGTAGCATGTCAAGAGATTTACTAGGTTTTAATCCTAACTCTGTACATACTAAACTGTTAGTTGCTACGTGTACTTGCTCATCTCTGGAGATGTCTGCTGATACTGTACGTAGTCCTGCGTCTCCACAGAATCTAAAGAACGGTAGTAATACAAAAAAGATTGCTCTCTCTGCTACTAACGCCTTACAAATTGTGTGGTCTGGATGTTGTTCCCACGCTGCACGTAAGCGCAATGCTTCGGCTTCGGCTTTATCATCTACGCCTAGTGCGTTGGTGATGTATCCAAGAGCGAGGTCATGTTTGATCTCGTCTTTTACGTTCGACTCTAGAAGTGCTCTAGCAGTGTCGGGAACTTCTTTATCAAGTGCGTCTGTAATGAACTCGCCAACTGGTAACTCCATATGGCGTATTGCAAGAGCACGGTAGATGGTTTCTTCTGCACCTTCTTTTAGTTTTCCTTTAGATGTTTGTACTGGTGTCCACGTTCTTTTACGGGACAATAATTTTATATATGGATTCATTGTTGACAATCACAAGAAATTTCGTCTGGTTTGTTACTCATTATACTTGCTAGGTAGTCATCAACAGCAGTGTCGTCCAGTGCTGCGTAAGCATCTGTCTTATCCTGTGTATCTCCCATAACTTGCAAACTATAATAGAGAGAAGTTTGTGGACTATCAAGCCACTCTTCTATAAATGCCTCATCGTAAGTCACCATGTCGCTCCAACTGTTGAAGCTATAGCCATGAAGCAATCCTGTTCTGTCAAGCATAATCATTATCTGATCTGCTACTAATTTATAACTCTCCCATCCTACTTCGGATGCGATCTCGACGTTGCCATATTCTACTGTTTCGACACCAAACTCTCCTGAGTCCCTATCAACAGTACGTGCAATAGGTGGTGCTATCTCAGGTGTAGCAGTAAATCCATGTATGTCTCTACTTCTATAAGAACAACTAGCAGTTGGGGCTATAGCAAATGCCCGTTCCATCTTGTTCTCTCTTGCTATGTTAGCAGCTTCTTGTATGCCGAGGAAGAGCTCGCGTGCTGCTAATCCTGCGTAACCTTCGTAAGGCTCGGCATTATTTGTTGCCTCAAGCGCCTTACCAAACTCGGCATAGCTAATTCTATTGTTAGCTAAGAAGTTGGCTAAGCCAAGCATTCCTAGTCCAACCTGTCTGTCAAACTCTGGTTCTAAATATTCTCCAGATTCTCCAACACCTGTCTTACCATGGAGAGTGCACAACTCTTGCATGCCTTCACGGAAACTTGGTCGTAAGTCGCCGATAAGACAGGCTGAGAGATTGATATGTTGTAAGAGGCAAGTTCCGCGTGAGGGCAAATAAACCTCAAGGCAGACGTTGCTCCTGATTCGTTTTCCATTTCTGTCATGTTTTATTTTGTTGAGCCAAATATCTCCTTTTGCAATTCCTCGTAGGATTGCTTCCTTTGTTCCAGTTTCTGTATTAGTCCACTGTTCTCTGGTGAGGTCAACACATCTTTTGACCCACGGAAGTTCCGACCTATTAACGTTGACATAATCAAGAATATCGGGATGTGTAATATCAAGATGGAGAACGCAAGCGCCATTCCGGTACGTCCCCCCGCGCCTAAGAATTTCATTTAATGTTGAGTAGATTTTTGCGAATGAGACTGGTCCGCTTGCAACAAGCGTATCAGGTCCCTTATTTGTTTTTGTTCCTTTTGGTCTAAGGTCCGACAAGTGGACTGCGACTCCTGCTCCAAAGCGTAGAGCATGGCTAACAAAACGCCAGCTTGCTTCGATGCCATTTGGTCCCTCCATACTATCGTCGACGTTGAATATCGTACATGATACTGGCAGACGATTGGTGGGATTGTCTATCCATGCTTGGACTCGACCTGTCCTAGCTATTCGATTGGGTGTTTTTCCTGCCATTTCTGTAGTAATTTGTGTAAACAATTTTGTAGTACAAAGTTTTGATGCTGTAAAGCCATAAAAACAATAATTATATCTTCCTTCCTTGCTTCTGGTTTATTTATTTGTATCTCTATCTGTCTCAGGTCTAACTCCTGTTGCATCGTCAACTCTATAGTCGGCTCCGGGAGTCCAAAGGATTGGTTCTTTTTTTTCTGAGTCATAATCATCAACAGTTAATATACGTGCAAGTCTTGCGTTAACTAGCGCATCTTCTTCAGTCATGTCCTTCTCTTCAAAAGTTTTTACCACTGTCTTCCAGCTATATCCTTCTTCTTCAAAGATCTTCATGGCTTTCTTGACCCCTATACCGGGGACGCCTGCGTAGCCATCTGTGTTATCACCGGCTAAGGTTTGTATTAGATGCCAACGAGCACCGTCTTCAGGTGTGATGTCAACTGTTTCATTGAAGTCATATAATTTTCCGGGAATCTGTCTCATGTCCTTGTCAGGAGACACGATAATATTACCGGGGAACTTCGTAGCGTAGATACCAAGAGAATCATCTGCCTCAAGTGTATCTTTTAAAATAACTTTGTGTTCTATTTTTAGGTTATTTATAACTCGCTTAAATCCACAGGGCTTTTTTCTCTGTCTATGACCCTTGTATTCTGGCAAAATTTTTTTCCTAAAATTATTAGGACTTGTAAAAAACAAAATTAGGTCGTCAAACCCTCCTAAGTCTCTTTGTATTTTTTCTAATTCACGCTTTACACAATTATATGCATCTGTGAAGTTAGAAGTTACAACGATCAAGTCTTCTCCAAAGTCTATTTCGGTTTCGGTTGCTGCACAACATTTATATACAATGTAGTCGCAATCAATCAATAGTTTCATAAATTTAATGTACGTCAGCCCATGTTTTGCCTTTTTTAGCTTCGGCAGCTATTGGACAACGCAAGTTATAGTAATGTCCAGCTAATGTTGCTGAATTTTCCAAGGTTTCCATCAAAGTGTCAGCATAGTCCTGTTCACACTCATACTGTAGTTCATCATGTACAAATGCCAGTTGACTAGCTTTTACTTGGACTAAATCGTTGGCAATAACCATCCAACGTTTTGCTACAACTCCGGCTGAGCACTGAAGCAAATAGTTCAGTCCTTTGTGCGGTGAATCGACCAGCACCCTTCGTCCGTCACATGCCATGATGTGACCCTGAGTAGCCTTATGTGAAACCGCTCCCAATAAGTCGGCGAGTCCTTCGATAGCAGAGACGTAAGCTTCTCTGATCTCTTGTCCTTTTTTTCTGGCTTCCTTGGGTTGTAAAGAGTTATCATAACTCATACCTATTTTTTCATTTCCCGCTCCATACAAGAATGCATATGTAACAGTCTTGACTTGTCGACGGGTGATTCCTATTTTATCAGCGTTAACTTGATGAATGTCATCGTTAAGTAGGATATCGGCGTATCGACCACCATCGTATCTGCCAAGATAATGGGCAAGCATGCGAAGTTCGATTCCGCTTAAATCTGCGCCTACCATTACCTTTCCGGGGCTGGCTGTAAATAGTTCTCTAAACTCTGGACCGGCTGGTACCTGTCCAAGGTTGGGGTTTCTGTGTGCACATCTAAAAGTATTAGTTGCCACAGAGCAATGGTGATGTATTCGGTTAGACGTCGTAACAAGCTTGCGCCATGCGTTCACGCCTTCTGATATCATCCCAAGCTTTTTCTTTATCGTCAAACATTTCGCACATAACCTCGAGAAGGGAATATCTATCTCCGTCAATATAATCTCGTCGATAATTGGTTTCCCAGTCGTGGTGGTCTTGGTCAGTTTGACATTCAAATGAGTCGTTAGAATCCATGCTATATGGTCTCTCGATGTTGGGTTAAACTCCTTTATTCGTTGTATTTCACATCCCGCTCTGTATCCCTGTGTTGAGTTATCTCGTTTAGGAGTGAACAACGGTCCTGCAACGAAAGGGAATTGTCCGCAAAGTATTGCTTGAGTTTCTTCCATCTCTCGTCGGAGAGATGACTCAAGTTGCTGAGCTTTTTGTTCATCAAAATACCATCCATGTATTTCTTGTTTAGTAAGTATGTCCTGAACTCTGTGCTCTAACGCGCACCAGTCAGGTAGGGGCGAAAGTGGTCGCATAGTTTAGTTGTTACTTTTACGTCTTGGACCATGTAGTCCTGCATTTCTTGACTCCACTCCTTCCAGTCAGATGTTTTACCAAAGTCTCCTTTGTACTCACCTAATCTGTAGCCATATGCTTCGAGTGAATGTCTACCGTATAACTGTAATGGCATGTGTCGCCACTGTCTTTTCTTATCTATCTCCATTAGGTTCGGGTGGTATAACCTAGACAGGATAAGAGTATCATAAATATCACCAGTATAATCGCTGCTGTTACCGAGCTTCCGAATAACGGGGAGATCGTAACCAACAATGTTATGCCCAGCAATGCTTGAGCTTTCCATAATTTGAGTGATACCATCTTTGATTGAACCGGACTGGTCACGCCTATGATTAAATACACAGGATGTTTCCGTTTCCGTATCGAAAGTTGCGATGCAATGTATCTTAGATACGTCATTCAGTAGTCCATTTGTTTCTATATCAAATACGAGCATTTGATTTGTATGTCTTGTCCTTAAACTTAGCACGCTTTTTAGCTGCTTTAGTAGGAGGGTTTGGTTTTATCAATCTATCCAAATCAGAAGTCTGTGCTGGGATTGAAAACTGCGTTCTTAGTTTCATTGTACTTACAAGTGTTGTTGTCATATTGTAACGAACAAGCCACTCCGACTTCACCTGAGTAACGATTCTTCAACACGCGTAATGTAGTAAGGTCTTGATCTTGCGATTGCTGATCGCGTTCTAACCCTAACACCATATCGCTCAACTGAGAAATTGCAGCCGACCCGCGTAGTTGACCAAGTGTAACCCTTGCGCCTTCCTCGTGGTTCTTGTCTGTTTGTGTCCGTCTCAAATGAGACACTAAGAATAAGCTGATGCCAGTACGTTCAACTAAACTTCGTAGCTTAGTCATAGTAGTGTCAATCATTTTACGCTCATCTCCATCTAGTCCTGATATGAGTATTGATAAATGATCTAAGAAGATGATCTTAGTCTCGAGAGCGAGTGCCATGTATTCAATACGACTATAAATAATATCAGGGTCAGCACTTCCAAAGTGGTCGTACAGGTAGAGTTCCCATCCTTTGAGCGTATACTCATATGCTTCTAGTAGTGTGTCCTTGGTATGTTCTCCAAGATGTAATGCTTTACCAGCAGCTACCGACATAAGTCCTAGTGCTGTTCTTCTGTTACTTTCCTCCAGTGCAATGTAGCCAACCTTCTCTCCTGTTTCCAGTAGATGTGTAGCTAGTTGCCGACAGAACGTAGATTTACCTTGCCCTGTCCCGGACGTGATAGTAACTAATTCTCCAAACCGTATGCCATGACTCATCTGTTGCAGTCCTGCAAAAGGATATTCATAATCACAAGGTGGTGATGGGTTGGTAACAAGTTCTAATAATGATTTGCCCTCAACGATTCCATCCGGTCTGTAAGTCTCCGCATTCCATATTGCTTTTCTAATTGCTTCCGTATCTCCGGCTTGTAATGCATCACTCGCATCTTTATACGGGTCTGCCAGATTAGCAATTTTAGCTGTCCCTGACGGTAAGAGAGCAGCCACTTGTTCCGTCGCTCTGCGCCCTGCCTCGTCCTTGTCAAAGAATAATATAACTTCTTTGTAACCTTGGAAGAGCTGTAGTTGTTTCTGAATGTCTTTCTTTGCCGACGCTGCGCCATGTGGTAGCGAGACGTGTGGCCAATTTGGGTAGGCTTCCCATCCCGAGGCTGCATCCAGTTCGCCTTCATAAACAATAATTGATTTACCGGTAGAAGGAATGAGATGCTGACCAAAGAGAGTGTCAGTGCTAGTTCCTTCATACTTAAACTCTTTTAGTTTATTTTTCGTCTTGAAGCCTTGAAGAACTCCGTTGCTGTTGAAATAAGGGAAGCGTAAAAGTTCTCCGTCTCTGTAAATTTTGTAGTGCTCGCAAGTTTTCTCACTGAGCTTACGTTTGTTGAGTCGTTGAGCTGACCCTTTGAATTGGGGCACATTTGTAAAGGTGGTAATTGTTTCTTCTTCTTCGCCACGTGTTAAGTTGTGGCAACTAAAACAAAATGTATTTCCGTCTGAGTATACTGCCTTAGCATCAGATGAACCACACATTTCGCATGGCTCATGTCTTATAAACTCTGCTGTCATTTCAGCCAATCAACTGGAATACAATGTGCAGCGCACCATTTAATACTGTAACGCTCGCACCATTTTGCGTAGGTTGTCTTGGACTTCTTCGATATACGTTTGTAGGGGTCTTGAAAGACCATGCGAAGATCTATTGTTGGGTTGTCCTTGATAACTTGTCTAATTTTACGCCTAGATGGTGGGTCCCAATACCCTTTGACCTCTAGGATTACTCCATTGTTAGGTAGCACAAAGTCAGGAGTATAGCTATGTTCAATCGTGTAAGGATAGGACGTCTCCTCATATTCATAGTCGACGCCCAGTTGTACCAACAGGTCTGCTACCTTTTCCTCCAGACCTGACCTAAAAGTCATCGTCTAACTCTACTGAGCTAGGTGTTGTATCAGGTGTTACGTTTGGCTCTGCTGTTTTGAAGCCTGCTGTACTGCCAAATAAGTCAGCAGCTCCTTGTTCATCAAGGTCGCCTGTGTCTACGCCTACTTCTGACTGTACACTTACAATCTGTACACCAGATAGCTTGAGTGATGTACCATAGGTTACACCGTCCCTGAGAATGTAAGGTTTTTGTGTAAAACCTAGCTTGACTTTACTGCCTGCATAAACAGGAGTGTCCATATCTTTAACAGGTGTACCTTCTGTGTCTACAATAGGTGGTCTCTTGTCATCTGACCATGAGAACTTAATTGTAAACTTACCCTTTGATACCTCTTCCCATGGTGTTGGTTTTAAGGTAGCTCTTCTTGGGTTCTTGAGCTTACTTTCTGCCCACTTGAGGCAGTCTGTTCTTTCCTCTTCAAGTTTGTTTACTAAGTCCTCTCCGACAATAGCTTTGAGTGAATAGCCAAACTTGCTTGGTTTTAATATAGCCTGATAACCTTCAAGGGTTACTGGCTCTTGAGTTACGTGAATACTACGTGACATTTAACAAAAGAAATAAGTGGAATCAATTACCTCGGACGCATGTAGGTCTCCGATAATCGGTGGTTCAGTCTCTGCTCCTATTGCTAGGGCAAAGTCAGTTAGTGGTTCATGCTCTGCGAACAGACGCATGTAGGTCTCTCGTACAATAGTTGAGAGAGTACACATATCAGTAGCTCTACATAAAACTGAATCATGTATTAAAGCTATCGGTTTATCAAATTGACTTGCTGCAAAATGTAGCAGCGAGGCGTCAAGTGAATGAATAAGGTTAGGAGCTGTAGCGTTCTTGTGATGTTTTAAGTCTACGCCTATTTCTGCACCTTGGACGTTGATTTCGCATCGTCCCATTAATTGTGTTTTTATTTTCAGAGGTCTGTCATGCTTCATCAAACGTTGTACAACAGGAAATCCAGATGGTGTTGTCCATCTAATTTCTGGTGCACCTGATCTGATAGCACGTGAGATCTCTGTCTCTATCCATTTCATCACTTGCATAGGTCCGGGAACGACAATATTCATAGCGTCCCTGACAGCCTTTACGCATTGTGTTAGTTCTTCTTTGTCAACTTCTACACCTTTTTCTGTAAATGCATCTCTGATGTACGATCTGTTACTGAAAGGCTTGGCATTGTAGGGTATGGTCATAACGCAACGCTTGGTTACTTTCCTGTCCCAGTATGGTCTAAGTCTTTCAGGTATGTGGTCTACGCTTGTTTCTGCGATAAGTTTATAGGCGTCTTGTGGTTTGTTTGAGCCGACCACATTTACAATTTTTGCTGTCGATTTGTCCTTAGCTAGTCCAGCTAAGATTTGTAAGCCACTGCAAGTAGCGTCGATTGCGACGGGCAGATGTGTGTGAAAGCGATGCTCAAAGTGTAGCTCGCAGAACTCACAGCAGGCAGCCAAGAATTGCCAAGGCTCGTCTGCATTTTCCCAGTCAGCAATGTTGTCGATAGGATTGTAGAACACACGAGAAACTAAATCATAGTTCTCTGGTTTATCTATCCATGCGATACGCTCTTCCATTGTAGCTTTGTCAAGTCCGTAGGTAGTGGCAAGATGAAACTTAATCCACTTCATACCCTGTGCATTTATCCTAGCACCTTTACTAAACAACAATAAACTTTTTCCAAAGTCTGTATCTTGTGGTGTTAGGAACGCTGGTATAGGATACACTCTACCTCTGTAGTCGAACGACCAAGGGATAAAGAAGTCTGCGTCCTTGAACTCTCGTACACAATTCATAGTCATACGTGTACGGCAGGACTTACGCACTTCCGCAGCCTGAAGGTTCATTGCATTGGTTTTACCACGCTTCCATTCCTTACGCGCTTCAACATTTGTGTCAATGTCAAATGGCTTAGGTGGTATCTCGTGGTGAGTTATAGGTTTAAACTTTCCTACGCTAATACCTCTAACTTCTAACTCCTCCGCTACCTTAACTATATAGGGGTTTAACTTGTATTTTACCTGTTGAATACGGTTGATAAAGTTATAAGGAATTTCCCCCTGTATAAGGACGCCATCGCTCCTTCGTATGAATTGATGACATCTTGTAAGGTCATTTAGATAATAACCGCCGTCTTGTAAAGCGTGCCAATTACGTGGAGGGATAAGCATAGGCTTAGCAAGTGGGCTGAACATTTCAGCCATTCGCATGATTTCATCTTTGTGTTTGATAAGTTTTTCTGAGGGACTTAGTATGTTTATAGTTTTTCTACCATTACGTACTAGCTCTTTAGTAAACCAACCAGACACTTCACATAGGCAGTCGATAAGCCACGTGCCTATCTTTATCTTGGTGTTTCTATCCCACGCTACCCATGGTGTGATGCTTTGTTTATGCATAAGTGTTTGTATGCACTTACGCTTGTACTCTGTACCTTTGGCTTGATGCCAATAATTTTTCTTGAGGGTGGCTAGTAGTGCAGGCGCTTCTCTTTCGTAGTAGTTCATCTGGCACTCAGCTTCACAGGCAGAGCCAACAGCTAACGCAGTAGCTGTGATTGCTTGCTTGTTCTGTCGTGGCGCAAAGACATGATCGAATACTACCTTGCATGTAAGCAAAGCTTGTATCTCTGTCTGTACGGGTATGATGTACTTAGCTACGACAATGGCATCTCTGCCAGCGCATGTCTTGTACTTTTCTTTCTTTTCATCTATGTATACAATTAGATCGGGCATGATTCCCGTTACACATGATGAGCCATAAACTGTGGCACTGGCGTATGTCTGTTCTTCTAATTTGTCTGTGTTCTTGTGAAGTCTGTCCAGTCCACCTTGTATTTGTCTACGCTCGAACGCTTGTTGCTCGTCGATCTGTTGTTGTGTAAGCATTTAATTGTCGTCGTCTAAGACTTGCTCTTGCATTATAGCAATTAATTCTTCTCTGTGTGGGTGGTTTACCACAAGTGTAAGTAACTGTTCGTACCTACGTTGAAATGTGTCTTCGCTCATGGGTTGTTGAAATCAATTAAAGGTTTTACGTGCCATACACCTTCCATGGTGCACAGCGTTATCTTGCGTCCGTGTGTCATTTCTTTCTTTACACGTTCTTTAGCCTGATACTCAGACTTGTACGTGAACTCTTCAATGACACCAGTCTGCGAGTCTTCGCTACGGATAATACCGAAGATGGAACTGGGCAACACATAGCCATGGACCTTCCACTCTGCTAGTTCGTCATATTCTAGTGGTGGAAACCATTTAGCCGGTGTGTCCTTGATAGCCTGCCAATTATTAGGATAGTACTTTCTACGTTTCATCGTCCTCTTACCTTAATTTTTGTAACGTTTTTAAGTTTGTAGCCGTGAATTGCTACCCAGTCTAAACCATAGTAGGCTGCATCTTCGTCAGAGACAGCCTGAGTAAACATATAAGAGCACTCCTTTGGCTTGTCAGGAATGCAATAGTCTATTTTGTAGGTGTCCATGCGAATGTGTGTGTGAATTAGCAGATAAAGTGACCACTGCAAGAGAATTGCCACTTGAATGGGAACATGTCACCATATTCTTTGGCAACACGGTTGTCTACAATCTTAGCGATTGCATCTCTGTCTTCCCACGTGAGTATGTCAGCAATGTTAACATCTTTGGTACGGTGTAGCTTTTTGTTGTGCTCTTCCGATTGCTGCATGAGGTCGTGGTATTCCATTAGAACAAGAAACCTCCGTCCTTGTCAAACTCGTTAAGTTTTTCATTGACTTTGTATGGCTTGAGCCTTACGTCCATGTATAGCACAAGGTACTCGGCTGCTCTTCTTACTTTGTCGTCGTCCCATTCTGGGCGTGCTTTACGTACTGCTTGAGAGTAGTTGAGTTGTTGGGTGATGTCGATTGTCATTGTGCTGTGAGTTTTTTGATTAGTTGTTTAGTGCGTTTTTTTGCTGCCTGTATGATGCGTACATGTTTCTTGTACTTGGGCTGCTTGTCGCTGTGATGTCGCCAGTTAGGAGTTATCATTGGATTATTTCTCCTTCGGGTGATAGTTGAACTGCATAATTCATTTGTGGCATCATATTGACACTGTTATCTAGTGCAATGTTGCCCATTATGCCAGAGGCTATAGCTAAGTTAACTTGCTTGATTGCATCAGTTCTACTCTTTGCTTCTAGGCGATAGTAGTTAATGGTTGTTTCACTAACTCTGCATTCGTACATAGTCATACGTCACATACCGCAGGATTCATTAACTCGTGCACTTCGGCAGCGTCCTTGCAGTCGAGCATGTTTTCATACTCTTCTGCTGATGTTTTCATTTGTCTGGCTAAATCAAGAATTTCTTGTTTGTCATAATTGTAGTAGCCATCTTCGCCTGCGATAATCTCGCAAAGCTGCTCGTTAAATTCAAAGATAGTCATAGTGGTGAATGATCTAGTAGTAGTCTAATTGGTAATGTGTACGTCCGTGTGATATTGTAACAATTCTTAATAAGATGGGTCGCCTTCTGGCTCAGGATACTTTGGTATGTCTTTTTGCTTGCTCTTTGGTTTTGTCTGCGTCCCTGCGAAGATGCTTGTGAATGATTGTGATGAGTGTGCGTCCATGTGTGTGAATGATTGTGATGATAGTGAATAAAAATAAAAAGGGCAAAACCCCAGTCATAGACTGAGGTCTCGGGATTTATTTAATTATATAATAATTAAGAATTAACTACAACTCTCGCATATTCGTAACGTGCGGACGTATATCCTACGTCCTTGTGTATTACGCGATAGCCCTGATCTAGCAACGTTTTATGCGTAATGTCGGCATCACGTGTAGACTCTGGCGAGCTGTCATCATAAACCATATAAATATGGTTATCCATTAGGCTACCTCCTGTAGTGACTGATTGACTTTTTTGGACTTGTTGCCATGTGCGAGGAATGCAACAACGCAAGTGCGCTTGGACTGAGCACATAAACCGCAGTCTTTGCAGTTGGTGTCACGTGTTTGAGCTGGGCAAACCACAACGCGGTGACCGTCAGGCGTATGTGTTGGTACGTCCTTGCTGTTGTCTACGACAACGACAGCAGGCACACCCTCGGCTACGCATTCGTCCGCTTGCTGCATGCTCTCGCATGAGGCGTTGATGGTAAAACCGTTGCGGTTACTGTACTTTACAGCTTCGAGGTTGTGTAAGTACTCGAGGCGGTGGTGTGTGTAGGTATAACCCTTGGCACCACTAGCATTATTGGCATCAACTAAAGACTTGAGCAAGTCAAGTCTGATTAGTTCACGATTGTTGGCGTCCTTGGTATAACCAAGGTCACCCGCTTGGTTGTGGCGCCATAGCTGACCGCGCTCTAACTTGCTGACAAAGTCAGTCAAGTCAGACCAAGTACCACCACGTAGACCGTGGCTCACTTTTTTCCAGTGCCAAGAGACTGGACCGGACTTTGCGTAGCAACCTCCGGACTGTAGGTGTGGACAAGTGCTGGGGCATGATGCTTCCTCGGTTGTGGTAACTGGCATCTTGCCAGTTTTAGCATTGCTGGATTTTTTTGTGATGTGGACTAGCATGACAAGATGAGAGTTAGGTGGACATTGACTCTAAAGAGTCAGTGCGTCCTTGGGAATCGAACCCAAGCAAGACACCAGTGACGCTGACTAACCGTAGGTTAGAAAGGTAGGGCAGCTTTGCTGTCGCAAGTTGCACCGATGAACTGGTAGCATAGCTTACCAGTAGCAACAGTATTACCGTAAAGGTAATCTCTGACACGGATAGCTTTCTGTGAAAGCTCTTGTACCCAGAAGCCAAGTGACATGTTGTCGTTAATCAATAGATTAACAATCTTAGCTCTGCTAACGTTTGAGTACTTGTACTCATAGCCATTGGTGTAACGAAGAGTTACTGAACCCTTGAAAGGGTTGACCTGTATAGCTTCTACTGCTGTAGAAGTGCGAGGTGTTGGCTTGATTGAAACGTTGAACATAATCGAAAATTGTAAATTGAACAGTGAGTAGAGAGTTGTAGTTAAGTTATATTATCTCTCTCACCTATTCTAGGAGAGAGAATATAACATAACGTAAACAACTCTTACTACATGTCCTCATTCTAGTCGCTGCTGTCAACTATTACAAATCATCTTAACATTTTGTAACAATGTATTATTACATAATACTTTGTTCGGATAACCGTACTGTCTCACTTGAGTCTCAACCGGCAACAGATCGCGCGTGACACGCGTTCAAGATATCCGCGCCCGTATGCGCCCGCGCGGTTTAGTTGAACCCGCTCGCTACGCTCGCTCCGACTGCCGAGCTGTCTTCTGGACAGTACTGCATTGCCCCATAACCACTGCAATGACTGGGTTGTTGGTGGCGAGCGAAGCGAGCTGGACTCGCGTTGGACATGCGCCTGCGTTAATTGATCGCGCATAGCGTACGGGCATACCCCCCTAGGGGGTTCTTGAGTTTCCGTACGTATGCGTATACCACTTCAGACATTTATGTCAAAATTTAAGGGTTTATCTGTCCTGAGTCTATGCAGAACTGAAACAATCCTTTATCTGTTAGCACATGTTTGTACATATCGTCGAATACTTTCGGCGGTATGGTACAAATGTGTGCACCGGCTTGGAATGCCTTACCAACTGTAGCAGCATCACGTATGCTGGCAGCAAGTATCTTAGTATCTGTTCTATTATGACAGTATACTTTAGCTATTTCACGTATAAGACCGATTCCATCGTGACCATTGTCATCTAATCGTCCGACGAACGGTGAAACATAGGTTGCACCAGCTAATGCACATAGTATTGCCTGACTTACACTAAACACTAGCGTCATATTAACTCGAATGCCCATATAAGACAGCGTTTTACATGCTTTTATGCCTTCAGGCGTGCATGGTAGCTTAATAGTAGCCTGATGTGGCCAAAGTTTACCATATGCTATGCCGTTTTCTATAAATTGGTCTGCAAATTGACCATTTACCTCTATTGACAAGTCTTTAACGCCAAGATTGTTAATTAATTCTTCATATATAACATCTGGCTCTTGTTCAGCCTTTTTAATAAGGGTAGGGTTAGTTGTAACACCAGAAATAACACCTGAACCTAATCTAATGTCTATTTCGTCTACAACTGCTGTGTCAAGGAAGATCTTCATACGCTTTACCTATGCTTAATGAACCGTCTTCGTGTGCTTTTACCACAGCTTTGTACACTTCTGGAGGATGTTCGATCATAAAATCAGCAATAGCTTCGTCAACAGCTTGTTCAGCTTTTAACTCTATCCATCTCTGCTCTAATCCGATCAACATTCCCAAAATGAGAAAGTTTAAGGGAGGGAAAGGAGTCTTCAAACTCTTATATAACTTTCTAAAACCATCTATCTTTAACTTAGTTTCCATGGAAGTTAGTGGAGGTGTATTATGTGATATCAAAAAGAGATATCCAGTAATATGGGTGTATTTGTGGACGGGGGAGTCCACCCTTCTCCCCCTATAAGGACGCCATCGGTCCTAAAACCAGTGAGGTACTGAATTGCCATCAGAGGTACCTCTAGCAGCCTTACGCTGGTCTAAATCCATTCCTAGTACCAAATGATTGGTAGCGCATTGTGGGTCGTCTATAAACTGTTCTAGGATGTCGTTCCATTCTTCGCGTTTGCGTAGGTTAATCTGTTCCTGTGCTGATATAGACAGTGCATCTATAAAGTATTTTACGCCTTGCGCTAGACAGTCTAACCTGTCATCGTGCTTGACTGCGTATTTTGACCTACACATGCGACTCATTTGATAGAACAACATGTATAAAAGCCTTTCTTCTGGAGCTGCGTCTCTGTTGGAGTTATAATCCCACTCGACGACAGACTTGTTAACAACCAGACGGTGCTGGTTAAGAATAGGCTCGAGAGTATCAATAATACGCTCTTCTTTTCTAACATTTGCTCTTACTTCTTCTACTAATATACGTTGTTTTGTTTGTATTATATGCTTTTTAAACAACTCTGCTACGATTCCATCTCCAAAGTTTGATTCGACAACCAGTGTTGTAGCTCCATACTTTTTGCATCCTCTAAGGATGTCAAGCAAGGTATTGTCGCTGTACCCGTCTCTGTAGGCACGCACCTCATGCAGATAGAGGATTCCGTTCTTTTGGGATATATACGCAGCAGCAGTCTCGTCTGCTCCTCGTCCGGAGGGGTCGACACTGCAAATTGTCTCAGTGTATTCACTCCATTCTCCTTGCAGTTGCATAGGTGAATAGAAATAATCTCCGGGTAGTCCGACTGTGGGTAAGTCTTTGAGTATGTTTGCTGGGTCTGAGCACCATACGACGTTGTCGGGTGCAGTAGTAGGATTGACACTTGTAATAACAAGATCAGCCATCTTAAGAGGAAACTTCTCTGCGTCACTAAGTGACGTATCGAGCATGAACTGGAGTGCAAAGTTGCTTCTACCCATTGAGGCTTCTCTGTCAACGAGGTCATCGTCATCAAAACGATCAGGGTCAGTGCAATCCCAAGGTAAAGCTCCATTGTCTATGTCCTCTTGTAGTTGTGGCGCTATAAGTCCTTCGTACGGTGTAATATCTTTAGGAAACCTAGCTGGCCAAATGAATGGTTTGTAGTTACGTTCAGCAAGTTTTCTATATACCGTGAAAGTAGTCTGGGGTGTTCCCAGATACATAATACGACTATTATCATAAGGGGTAAGTATTGATTCAGCTTCTGTACAGAGTTGTAATAACTTCTCCCTCATCATTTCAGTCATACTGTTCCCGGGTACTTCTATATCATCTAGTACCATTAGGTCTGCTCGAGACCCGGTTAACTGACCAGTAATACCAACACTTTTGACTGATGGTGCCTGATGAGGTGAACAGTTTACGTCGAAGGAAATCCTTGACCATCGCGCGTCGTCGCTCTTTGGTTGTAAATGATTTAGCCATGGTGTCTCTATAATTAGTTTTTGTAAAAATATAGACATGTTATCTGCCCTTTCCTTAGAGGCAGAGATAATCATTATCTTTTTTTCTGGGTCTTTGAATAAAGTCCATAACACGAAAGCACCAGTAATCCAAGACTTACCAACGCCACGAAATGCTTGTACTTGTAGTCTTTTTGGTCCATGTTGTATGTAGTCTGCTATCGCGTATTGTGCCCTAGTAGGTTGTGGTAAATCAAGCTGGTCCCACAAAGCTTGCAGAAACAGCTTGAAATCGTCCTGTAAGGCGCTTAAAACATCTGTCATGTATGTTTCTATCTAAATTTCTTCCTGTCGCTTGTAGATATCTTAGCTGCGCCTTGATTGATTGTATGTTCAGCCCCGGCTAACGCTAATTGTAACGCCAAAGTAACAGGTGTGGACAAACCACCGGTCAATGCATCTACTCCTTCTAACGCTAAGTCAGCAGTTCTAAATGCTAGATCTGTGCCTGTCTTTTTAGTTAAGCCTTTTTTTTGCATTGCATGCACAGAACCGCCAAACGAAGATAGTGCTATTGCACCACCTACGTATGGTATAGCTTTGCCAGCTAATTTAGCACCTTTAGTTAATTTTAAAGCTCTAAGGCTAGGGTTGCGCATTTCCATAGCTTGTAATGCTCTATTTTTTGCAGCAACCTGTGCTTGTTTAGCTGAATTTTCAGCTCCAGTTAAGGCTTGAATATTTTTAGGGTCATCACCAATACCTCTAGCTCTTAATTTGGCTAATTCTTTATTGTACTGTTTAGTTGTAATAACACCTGAGTTTTTTTCTAATTTTAACTGTTCTAAATAACCTATAGATTCTTGTATTTCTATTATGTGGTCAGCTTGCTTACCTGTTTGACGTATTGCTTTTGATTTTGCTTTTGATTGAGCTAATTGTTCTTTTGTAAGATGCTCACTGCTGTCTTTTACGCCTTTGGTTCTTTTAGTTTCTGCACCAAACGTACCAGCTTTTTTATAGGATACTACTGCGTTACCTTTTGCTATAGACCCAGTTTTTACCTTAAACGATGGTGCGTCAGGGTTTAGCTTACGATAATCGGCAATAGTACCTTTTCCAGAATTGATAAATTTTTCTACTTTTATGAACTCTGGATTTCTACCCTTTGCCATAATTATGCTGCTATGTGATCTTGTATTAGTTGTTCTCTAACAGGTTGACTTCCAAATGTTTCTCGCGACCATCTAAGCCAATCGCTACTACCTTTACCTTGGTTGCACGCCCTACAAGCGGGTACCAAATTTGTTGTAATACTCTCACCGCCTTTGCAACGAGGCTTGACATGATCGAGTGTAAGTTCTTTAAATTCATAATTTTCTCCGCAATAAACACATGTACAATTAAAGTGCTCTTTGATAGCTCTTCTCCAGAGCTTCTTTGCTTCAGGACTTGTCATGGTTATTAAGTTGTGTAAGTAATGTTCTGGTTTAGGTAGTAATGGGGTCATTTACGTATTTTAAGTCTGCTTTTCCTGTTTTCGGATGGACTTTGGAGTCTGCCCTTGGTAGTACTCCCCTTATAGTGAGCAGCGTCGCGCCCATCACCATTTCCGTAGGTACCAAGTTGTCTATTAAGTCTGTTTGCATTTACACGTAGGGCTAGACCCTTTTTAGTTTTGTTGTATTTTTTTTGTTGCTTGAGCCTTGTTGCTCTAGCTTTTGGGTTGGACCTATAGTATTTAGCTGTGCTTGCCATAAAGTCGCTCCTTTACTAATTCTGGGTCTACCGTTGGCATAACCTGAGCTAACTTAGATAAAGGATTTCCGTCATACGCAACACCACTAATGTCATTAGCTTTTAACCAATCACAAGCTGCCTTAAGGTCCTGTGTAGTTGCTTCACCCGATTTTATACGAGATAGAAATTCTTTAGTAATTAGGTTATGCAACTCGTTAAATTGGTCTTCTGTTGCCTTTTTCTTCATTTTGCTCCTCTCAGAATCGCCTACAAGGGCGATGAAAAAAGTTTCGGGTATGTTTGTACCCTAGTATTTTAGACGTTTAAGCCTTTTTTGACAATCTGTAACGCTCTGTCGTCTAGCTCGTTATCGGTCTGCTCTACTAGCTTTTCTAGTAGTTCGACTACAAAAGTCTTAAATTTTGGTGACTTAAGTGCAGATAGTACGAATGGTTTAAGGATTGCTAACATTGTTTTTTAATAAAGATTGAATAGGTACTACATCGGAGCATATGTGATATACACGTGACCCGGGTAGTAGGGTAAAGCCCTTCTGCTGGAGTTCAGCACATTTTAATGCACGAACCAGCTCAAAGTCTAATTTGTTTTTTTGTATCTGACTCTCTGCCATGCGTTCACATTGCTTAGTCAGATCTCTATTTAAAGGTACCATAAAATTAATTTGGAACCCCCAGTTTTCTGATATGACATAACCGTCTTCTGTTTCAGGTTCGGTATCGTTGCCCATATAAAATGGACTAAATGTCATAGTGCTGCCATTGCAAGATATGTTGCTACCAAAGGCTTGTCGGCTAGGTGCTCCATTATTTTGAAATTGTACAGCTTGATTTGTAACATTTCCCGTTGCGGCTGCTACGGGGTTACTATTATTATTGGTATCTCCTTCAGCCAGTACTGGACTTACTGAGAGAATACAGAGAGCGATGTAGTAGTAGAGTTTATTGTATAGTTTCTTGTAAAGTCTATTTGTTCTACTAAGCCTGCTGCTCTTGTTGTGGTTTCTAAGTTCCACGGTAATGAGGTGTTAGTTACTGAAAATGTTGTAGCTGAGTCTGCTAAGTTTCCAGATGCAGTTACATTATTTCCTGACCACGTATTTACGGCAGCACCCCATACTTGGCGTTGCTCCGTCTCCACAATAGTTTGAGTGGTAGTGGTCGTTGAGTTCATTGACCCTGAAGTAAATTGTGGGGTCACTGTGTTGGCTCTAGCTATGCTGGGTGATAACAGAGCTAAAAGCAAGATTAATTTTTTCATGCTTTTAATTAATATTTCCTGAAATAGATACTCTTTCTAAATCGGATGTATAAAACGGATAAACTTGATGAGGCATACTTGATGGAAAAACTAATAATTTTCCTTGAGTTGGTGGATAGCAATATTTAGATATATTTCCTAATAAAGTTGTATAAGCAAATTCAAAACATCCTGAATTATTACTATATCCTTTTGCTAATGATGTATTACATTCATCTTCAAATAAATATGGAATTTGAACCCATATAACAAAACTTATTGCACTTGGATGATTATGCAGTGGATTAAATTCGTATTTTTTTTGAAAATTAACCCATAAGTCTCTAACTGCAAAAGTAGGCTGATATATGTAATCTAATTCCTTAGCAACTTTTTCAACCCAACTAGATAGCTTTCTATCTGTATCTGGTAATTTTAAGCTACTCGTTATATGACCAACTAATGCCCACTTATGATCTTTATTAGCTAATTTTATTTGCGACCAAATATAATCCATCATTTCTTGGTCTACATCTTCTTCTATCCAAAATTGGTTGGGTGGAAAAATTTTCATTTTATGCTTTTGGTTTTTCTTTGTCTTTATTTTTGCCGTTACCATTACCCGTAGACAGCCCAAAAGTTGCGAGTGCGCCCGTAAAAATCGAGGCTACGAACGTGATATCGCCTGCTGTAGCTGATTTTTTAACCATAGGCAGTTCGACATAACTTAAGGTAATAATAAATCCTGACCAGATAACTACACCTAAACGCACTGCTGCGCCAAGTACTGCCATCTGTTCTTCATGGTCATCTACACCTTCTTTTAGTCTTTTAAAGAAACTTTTTGGCGTTCCTTTAATTGGCTTATCTTCTTCCATGTTGTTTTTAGTATAGGTTTCATTGCAGTAACCGCCCATTTAAAAGCTGCTGTAGCTGTAAGAGTGGCTGCTACAGAGACAACCGCAGTTGTCCCAGCCGTTACTAAAATTTCGTTTTCCGGGACAGGCATTTTAAAATCTGTAAACGGTATGTCTACTTTTCTTAATCCTGCTTCCGGTTCATCTTTTGCCTCTGCTTGTACTCCTTCAGGAGCTTCTAAATCGCTAGGCGGTACCACCATAGGTATGTATGATGGTACGTCTGCGGTAGGCAAAGGTATAGATATTGTTTCTATTTTTTGTATTGATGGTATTTCAATAGTGGGTATCTCCACTTATCCCCAAGGCGTACCTACACCGTGTGTTGGTGTTTTTTGTAAAGTAATTTCTGAATCTATAGCTGCTTCAATTTCTGCAACTGAATCTGTGCCTAGTTTTGTTTTAACCCAGCCTATTACAGTTTCTGGTGTTAAATCTTTGTAAGGTATAAGAGTCTTAGGCTTTTCTAAATCTACTTCACCTGTAGCTCTTGTTTCATAAGTACCATCAGTACCTTTTACACGATAGATAACTTTGTTAACATATCCATCGGCAAGTTCTCTTTGTAGGGTGTTAACTTCCCAAGTTTTTGTAATTGACATAATTAAAATGTAAATGTTTTTAAAAAGTGTATATAGTGTTCACTATTACTACACGTCTACCAGTTTGAGGTAGTTCGTTCCAATGACTGCCTGAAAATATGATTACATCATCTTCTTTTGGGTCATAATACGTATCTTCTACGAAAGTTCTACCTCCAGTATCAGTTAAATATAAAAGTATATTTTTATGAGGAAAATCATGATCTACATGTTTTGCTGTTTGTTTATTAGTTCCATCACTAATTGTGCAATTTACTGCACTTCTTAGATAAAAATAATTATTAGTGAAATTATTATGTTTTAATATTTCGTCTACAGCACATACAACAGGATCTAAATGTTCTGAAAATACTGAACTATACCTATTTAGTTCTGGTCTATTTAATAAAATATGACCATAATATGGTACTCCAGTTTCTGAATCATAAAGACTCCAACGAAAATCATTTTTTAAAATAACACTTTTTATATATGAATACGCAAAAGAACAAGGATTAGATAATTTTTCTATACTCATTCAGGTCCTGTTGGCATGGTGTATGCAACCCAACCTTTAGTGTTGTCTGCATTGTAAGCATCTTCATCCCATGCCATCCATTTTTCTTTATCATCAGCAAATTCTTTAGGATCTTCTAGTGGAACAACTACTCCAACTAAACCATTTCTATGAGGTGGTTCCCATACTCCATCAGCATTTAATTTCCAACTTGGGTATGGTTGTGGAGGTGCAAAGATATCTAATGTTGGGTCATATATACAACCTTTTACTGCATAATTTCCTCTAAGAGGTGGTTTGTCATCCTCTTTTCTTGTTGCAGGGTCATAATGTTTACCCTGTAAAGTATTGTACGAAGTTTGAATCCAAGATACCCCATCTTCTTTAGGTAGGGTATCTATAAATTCTTGCTCTGCAACAATAACTTGTTCAACTATGTTGTTTTTTACTTTTGCAAAGTGCATAATCTTAAGCCGTAAATGTACCAGAACTGTTGAAAATATGATAGGTATAACCGCCAGCAGCAAATACTGAGCTACCACCTGAACCTCTAGTTCCACCAGCATAACGAACAGCAACTATACCGCTACCACCGTTACCGCCAGAACCATAACTACCATATAGACCACGACCTCCGTCGCCAGAATTGGCACTACCACTTGCTCCATTTGAGCCAGCAGTGCCCCCTTCAGCATAAGTAGTACCGTGCCAAGAATTACCACTACCTCCGCCACCATTATTATGTCCAGTTACATCGCCACCTTGACTGCCTTTACCGCCGCCGCCTCCGGCACCACCGTTTAGTCCGTTACCACCACGGTTTCCTTCACCACTTACACCACTACCTCCGTAATGGCTATAGTTGCCGTAACCTGAGTCACCGCCACCACCACCACCGGATCCGCCGGGATTGCCGTCTTTCCATTGACCGCCACCACCGCCGCCGGTGCATGATGAGTAGCCTCCGAAAGAGGAACTACCACCGTCTCCACCAACCGCCGGTGAAAATGGGTTTCTGTAGCCACCAGCAGCACCACCGCCACCTACTGTGCATGATACAGAAGTACCAGCAGTAATTGACATTGAACCTGTACGCATACCACCAGCACCGCCTCCAGCACAAAGAATGCTTGGCCAGCCAGTACCTAATCCAGATCCTCCACCAGCTACAACTAAATATTCAATAGTGTAAGCATTAGCTGTACCATAGAAATCACTAAGACTTATAGTACCAGAACCGGGAACTCCTGTTGCAACTCCGTAGTATTCAGAAAGAGAGTGAGGTGTAGAACCACCAAACTCTCCAGCGACATCATTAAGTGAAATAGCACCTGAGCTTTGTAAAGCCATTACTTACCTCCTTTTAATTCGTCTACTTCTGCTTTAAGTTCGTTTATTGCGTTTATAAGTACGCCTACTATTTTTCCGTAGTCAACTGATTTGACTTCTTCTATTCCGTCTAAACCTTCAACTTTATTTGTAACTACAACACTAGGAATTACTTCCTCTACTTCTTGTGCAATGACACCAATACCATCAGAACCATCTCTTAACCATTTATAAGAAACACCACGTAGTTTACCTACAATTCCAAGAGCATCATTAATAGTAGAAATATCTCTTTTTAGTCTTGAGTCAGAGTAAGCTGTTACGTTACCAGAAGCAGTCCAGTTACCATTGTCATCACAATAAGCACCCCAAGCACCACTTTGTTGCAAAAACCCAATTTGGTTATTGTTGTTATGTATATCTCTAGCTCCATGGTCGTTATCGCCCATAGTAATGTAAGAATAATTACCTTGAGAAACAGTTAAGGATCCACTGACAGTTACACCAGCACTTGTAGTTTCAAACTTTTTAGAGTTGTCGTAGAAAAGTTCATTGTTTCCATTAGGAGCAAATCTAGCTATATATTCACTACCATTTTTAATATCTAAATTACCAGCAGTATTAGTGTTTATTATGTTATATCCACTTTCGTGATAAATTTGTAAGTCATTACCATTTCCCAACGCCAATTTATTAGTATCAGGAAATGCAACGCTACCATCATAAATTCTAAATGTTCTATTGTTAGCAGTTGATGCAAAAACATCAATATAAGCATTAGTATCACCATCTGCAACTACTTCTATCTTTGCTTGAACATCATTATCTCTTTGGTTTATAAACTGAAGTTCTCCTAGCACACCATTATCAGCTACTGTTCTATACCCTTTAAATTTTGCTGTTCCAGATGACGTACCACTACTAGAACCTGCTATATTTAGTTCTGCGAAAACTGTTGCACCAAGCGAGGTTGTCTCAAACCTTTTAACGTTGTCGTAAAATAATTCTGTTTGTCCATTACCAGTAGCTGCTAAGTTGTTTTCCCAAGAACCACTTGTATAGTTTTGTAAATAGAACGAACCATTTGGATTTGCATGTATTCTCCATTTATCTGCATTATCATCACCTTCATCAGCGTAAAGATTAACTAATCCACCTCCACCTTCTGGTCCATAAACTATAATTCCATTTCCAAAAGTTTCGCACTTTTTAAGGTTATTATGGTATAATTCTACTGCTCCATCAACTGTACACTTTTGGAAATACTCATCACCGCTTTGGCTTTTTAATTCTATGGAGTTTGAAATTAATCTAAAATCACAACTATTGTTAGTATTTTGTATTTTTGAATTTCCATCGTGATAAATTTGTAGGTCAGCACTATTTCCGAAATTTATCTGATTAGTAGAGCTGCTTCCATCATCAAATCTTAAAACTCCAAATACTTGAGCACCACCTGAATCTGTATTAAATTTTTTAACGTTGTCGTGATATAGCTCTACTCCTCCGTCAGTTACACATCTAATCGCATCATCATTTCCGTGTCTAATGAATATATCACCAGCACCAGCGTCTTTAATATATGAATGACTACCATCATGATATATTCTTAAGTCTCCAAGAGCTGACGCATCTCCACCTAAACGAAGTGCTCCATTATCAGGTAATTTTAAGTCACCAGCTACCACATTACCAGTTACAGTTACACCAGCACTTGTAGTCTCCAACTTTTTAGCGTTGTCGTAATATAGTTCTACTGCTCCATTTCCAGTACAACGCATATAAGATTCAGTAGTAGCAGCGTTGGTTAAGTTAACCATGTCACCACCGATAACTAAGTTACCAGAACCTGTTTCTGTTATGTAGGAATTATTATTAGACCCAAGGTGGTAAATTTCTAAATCATCTCCTGTTCCAAGTTTTATTCTGTTATTACCAGAACCAGTTGAATCAGAAAGATCAATATTACCTGTTGTTTCTATATCTTGTGAACCAAAATTAGGAGATATTTTAGTTCCAGCTATTGCAGCAGATGAGTTAACGTCTGCGTTGTCTATTGTTCCTGCTGGAAGGTTAGACATGTCTTCTCTAAGAAGAGGTCTACCACCAGCTTGTGCGCCGTCATGTACGACGGCTGTATCTTTTGTGGTATCTATAGTTACTTCGCCTTCAGCACCAGTAAATGATGCGTGCTGCGTTGTAGTACCACGCCTTAATTTTAATAATTTAGCCATTTAAAGTGTACCGAAATCGAGTTGTAAATTGTTTCCGCTTATAGTTCCTACTTCTGTAAGATTAAAGTTGTTGCAATCTAATGCAGCAGCAAGTTCGGGTGATGTATCATCAGCCACGTTTTGTATTCCAGAGTTAGATGTAATACCTAACCATGCAGAACCATTATAGTTTTTTAATGTGTTAGTACTTCCATCAAACCATAAATCACCAGCACTAGGACTTCCGGGTGCAGTATTAGAAATTTTGTATTCATTTGCATACCTGTTTACGTCACCTATAGAAGCGGAAACTGTGTTTATATTTGTTGCATTAGAAACTGCTGCGTTAATGTTTGAAGCATTAGAAACTGCACTGTTAATATTTGATGCGTTACTTACAGCAGCATTAATATTACTTGAGTTACCAGCTACAGCCGTTACGTTTGAGTTATTATTTGCAACTGTTGTTACATTTCCAGATATACCAGCCACAGTTACAACATTAGCTGCAATATCAGCTACAGCTTTAATTGGGTCCTCTGCAACAGTTATAGTGTTACCCATACCACTGTGGTTTGTACAATAGTATTGGAAGTTACTAGGTTGAGATTCTGGTATTACAATCTGTACTTTTGCACCAGCTTGCCCTTGTGTACCAGTAACAGTTACGTTAGTTGAGTACTGAGAACTACCAGCATAAAATCGTAATGGATGAGCACCGTTGGAACTATCACTTACATCAAATGTGTATGTCCAACCTTTGTGTAATGTAAGGGCTGGTTTATCAACACCATCAATAATAAATTTACCTGTAGCTGCTGTAACAGTAAATGTTCTTTCGTCTTCTAAAGCATCAGCAACTATGTCTAATGAACCATTAGAACTACCTGTAGATACAGCATCACTTATAAGACCTAAGTCTTCTTGATAAGTAATCGCACCTGAGACAATAGCAATATCATTAAGAACACTCTGTGCAGGGGTGACGATAGCCCAATTAGTCCCGTCATATACCCGTAAATTATCGGAGGAATTATCAAACCATAAATCGCCGTCTTGTAAGCTGGATCCATCTGCTCTCTGTGTAGGGGCACTGCCTCCTATTTGGTATAAATCTGCAAAATTATTTATATCTACAACGTTTGCACCGGCTGCTGAAATGTTAGTAATGTTGCTTGCAACTGTTGTAACTTCAGTAGCTTTAGGTACTAATCTATGAAAAGTATATGTGTTAAGTGTTGAAGTAGATTCAACTAATAATCCAAAACCTTGAGGTAAAACTGAAGGCACTCCAGTAATAGTTACTGTGCTATTTCCTATAGTTCCGTTTGCAATAGTTACTGTAGTTCCAGAAGGAGTATAAGCCTGTGTTAAGGAACCAATACTTAATATAGCTGCTTGACCTGTAGCTCCTTGTGGGTTTGTATTTGGAAAAACTAATTCAGTAGCAATAACAGTAAAACCACCAACCTCATCAACAAGGTCAATAATTCTTGCGTTAATAGCAGCCGTAGTAGCTACGAACGCGTCTGAGTTAGACCAAGTTTGTCCACTAGCAATAGTTTCTGAAGAATCCTGTCTAAGGAATAAAGCTTCAGCTTCTGTTTCTGTATAATATCTGTTATCTAAAGTTCCAGTTGCTATCTCAGAGTCTGTAACAGCATTAGCTTGTATATGTTCAGACCTTACAGCATTATCCTGTATATTATCTTGATCTATACAATCATTAGATAAATGAACATGATCTATACTAGCATCAGCATAGTGTTCCGAATTAATTACGTTATCTTGTATATTATCGCCATCAATAATGTCATTAGCTAAATGGACATGATCTATAGAACCATCTACATAATGTTCAGAATTAATAGCATTATCTTGAATATTATCGCTGTCAATTATATCGTTAGCTAAATGTTCGTGGTCTATACTACCTGCAACATAATGCTCAGAATTAATAACGTCATCTTGTATATTGTCTCCATCTATTATATCGTTAGCTAAATGTTCATGGTCTATAGAACCAGCTATATAATGTTCAGAGTTAATCTGATCGTCAGCTATTTTTGCACCTGTAACAGAGTCTGCTCCAAGAGCTGTAGTGTCTACTGACCCGGGAGCATAATGTTCAGCATCTATTGAGTCTGCTGCTATATGTTCAGAATTAACTGCATCATCAGCTATCTTAGTACCATCAATAGCATCATTAGCTATCTTAGGTCTTGTAACATTAAGATCTTTTATCTTAATAGTTGTAACAGCATTATCTCTAACGTCAGCAGTTCTAATTTTTTGTTGTTGCTCTTGATTAGCAAATAAAGATTGATCTACAATATTATTTAAATCACCAGCTCTAATAGACGAACCCGGAGCAAATACTGCTTTAGCTGAGTCTACATCTGTTAATCTATAAATATGAATATCTACGTTCTGCCCGGGAGCCGAGTTAAATACAACGTTTGTGCCAGAAATGGAGTAGTCGTTGTTAGTACCACTTGTGTTTTCAGTTTTTAATACCCCGTCAAGTTCTACCTTAAGATCGGAGTTCTGTAATATTGGGAATGAGTAACCGAAAGATGTGGTGGATGTATTTCCGGTATAAAAATTTTCAGTTGTTGCCATTTGTTTTTACAAACGATTTGCTCTATCTTGAAGTAATAAAATTTCTTCTACGTCTCCAAGTTGGGTGGCTTCTTTTATTTTTGCATTATAATATTGCTTTTGTTCAACATTACCACGATCTGAGATTCGACCAATAGCAAACTGTTGTGCGTCTGTTAATGCCTCACGTAGTCGTTGATGCAATAATATAAATTGTTTTCTATCTATGTCTGCACCAGTTTCAGCAGCTTTTTTGTATGCAGCTCTAAATCTTTTACCGTCAGCAGAGTTCATAATTTTAGTAATGGCTTTTTTAAAGATCTTATCTTCACCCATTAATCTAGTAACTTCTGATCTTTGTGCTGAGGTTAGTTCAACACCGTTACCATCAGTATTTAACTGTGGTCTACCGTCAAACTCTACATCTATAAGAAACTGTTTTTCTGGAGACATACCTTCTCTTACCTTAAATACAGGTGCGTAGGCGTTCCATGCTCTTGTCCAGAAACTGTCTGGTTCTCTAACTTTACCACCATCTACCCAGTCATATGCAGCAGGAAGTTGTCCTTTTGCACCGGGGTTTCTGTTAGCTAAAAGTTGTGTAAATTCATTTTCTACTTCTTTGATTCCGGGACTCATTAATCTAGATAGTTCATTTCTAAGTCCACTACCGGGTACTAAACTACTACCAAAACTTGCAGTCCAACGAGCTGTTGCACTTGGGTTACCTTGTAGTACGTCGTACAATGGCTCTATACCAGCTAAGAATGTTTTGTTTGTTAAGTTAGCTGCTATCACATACATCATTTTTGCCATAGCAGTATCCATACCATTAGTATCTAAAGTACCGTCAGACCCGGGTGTGTCAAAGTTATCCATGATGTCAGCAGTAACTGCAATCCAATCACTTATAGCTCCTAATCCTTCATAGCTATACCATTTACCATCCCAACCTTTGTAACTTCTAGGTTGCCAACCAAGTTGGTTTCTAGTACGTTGTCTAGTCTTATCGTAAATACCATTACCATGTAATCTATCAGAGGTAAACATAAATGCTGCACCTGATACGGCAAATGCACCTATAGCTTTTCTACCTTTTAATTCTGCACGTATTGTTTCATACGCCATTTCTAGCTTGTCATCAGCTAAACCAGTAATACCTCTTTGCTCTAGTAAGTTTCTAACATTGCTTATTGATTGATTAGCAAATGGTTCTCCATACTCATTAAATTGTTTAACAAACAAACCTAATGGGTTATGTGAACCAGTAAATTTAATCATGTTTGTTGCAGTACGAGGAAACATGAAGAAAGGTCTAAGTAATGGAAAACGTTTAATAATAGAGTTAAAACTATCAACAGCAGGACTGTCTAGGTTCATAGCTATTTCTTTAGACGCAAACTCTACACCTTTATCTGTAATCATGCCTGTATCATCAAACATTTCTCTGTAATACTTTTTATTTAATCTTTCAATACCTTTAGCTGATAGTTTTTTTTTACCAGTTCTTTTTATCATATCGTCATATACTTTACCTCTAGTTTCTACAGCTCCAATAAACGCTCTAGTAAATCCGTCAAACGCTGTCATGGAGTTAGCACTAAAACGTAACCATGGATGATTAGCTATATCATTCATAGCTTCTATCCTGTCAACAATTCCTGAAGGACCAAAGTTACCTGATTGTTCTTGTGCTTCTGCAAATGCTCTAAGAGATTTTATCTGACCTTCGTTCTTAATTGCAATATCTTCTCTCATTACATAACCTACAGAGTTAGGGTCTGTCCATGCTTTACGAAACACAAGTCTCATGTGATCGAAAGATTTTTGTACAGTATCACCTATACCTCCAAAGTACATGTAACTAGCTCTTCTCATAATATCTACATCTCTTTGCGCTATAGCTCCGGCTAATGTAGCAATAGGTCTTTCTATCATCAAAGCCATGTTAGACGCAGCAGCTTTTAGTGGTGTACCAATAGCTGACAAAGTAGAGTTGTATATATTAGACCAAACACCTTGCATAAACATTGACTCATATTCTGGGTCTAGATCAATAAATGCTTTACGCATTATACCAGTAGAATTTTTAAAATATCTATTTAGTTCAGCTATGTTATTAACCTTACCGTCAGTAAACTCATAAGCTAACATTAATGGTTTTAACATTTCTGGTCGCTCTGCATTTATTTGACGTATGGTGTCTATAGTTTCAGCAGATTCTTTTGTTATATTTTTTAAATTATCTAATGTTTCTTTGTTTGCACCTTCCATAAAAGCCAGTGCATTTTCCATAACCTTTTTCTTACCACCATGATTTTTAAAGTCTAACTTCTTCATGCGGTTCCAAAGGTTTATCATATTAAGTGCCCTACCTCTTGCGTAAGATGTTTGACCTTTTATATTCATTAGATATTGTAAACGATCTAAGACCTGTTCTTGTGCTTGTTGTACAGCAGCAGTACCATCCATTAATCTAGCACCTTCTGCCATATCTTTTACTTGGTCAGCCATAGATTTACCAACATAAGCTTGAGCACGAGCTAAGTCCATATTCATGTAGTCATCAAAGTATTTTTTGATAGCATTAAATACACCAACATAACCTTCAGAGTTTAGTACTCTAGTTCCTGAGTCTACGTCTACACCAGAAAAGTTGTCTATGACACGCTTCATCTCGTCTACATCCATATCATACAAAGCTGCTGCTAAGTCTTCACCATTCTTAACTACTTCTGCATGTGTTATTTTTGGACCATTAGGTGAGTGCCATTCTATATCTAATTGTAAATCTTTAGATAATTGTTTCATAGTTCCTAATCCAGCATCATCAAGGTTAAGACCTTCTTTTAATGCAGAGTCAGAAAACACACTACCTACGCTACCATGTACACTGTCAATATTCTTATTAATACGTACAACGTCAACTGACGCAGATACAATACCTCCGGGGTCGGTTGTTCTAAAACCTACTTCGTAGTCATCATATATATCATGTACACCTTTTATTGGTTGATCTAAGTTAATATTACCATCTGCATCTGTAGCTAGAGATAAATTACGTTTACCTATTTCATTAAACTCTTGTACACGTTTAGCGTTGTTTACAGTTATTTCTTCACCACCATCTTTAGTACCTTTACCCCAAGTGTTTTTTACAAACTCTTTTGCTTTTTCATTCTTAGGTACCCACTTAGTTGCATCATCTACACCTTTCATAGACCTAGCTATTTTAGTAGCTCCTAATATAAAATCACCAAAAAAACTAAGACCTATGCCTTCGTTTCTATTTTTCATTCTTTTAGTATCAGGACTATCGGTGTCGAGTGTAGCAATGTCGTCTGGTATCCAGCCATAAGTACTTGGCCAAGTTTTTTTTAATGCACCAGATGCGTTGTCTTCAAATTCATTAAACTCTACAACCTGATCTACTATTGCACCAGCAGCAGCGTCAATACCAGCACTACCAAACCACTTCATAAGTCGCTTGTCACCCATTGCCCATTTTACTTTTGCGTGAGCACTAGCGCCTTGTTTTTTTAAAAAACCAGAAAGGTTTAGTGAAGGTATAATTATAGAAGACATTTGTCTTATACCTTGTAAAGTAGAACTTTCGTACTTAGGTAACTTAGGTAAGTTTATCCCGGGTATAAGGTTTACAGTGTCTGTTAAAAAATCTACATAACCAGCTCCAGCAGCAGAGGCATAATTAGCCCAGTTAAGAGGGTTTCTTAAATCTGCTGATTGACCACCAAAAGTATCTGCAAAAGTAATTTTTTCACCTTTTGCTTTTTTTTCTTCTAGTCTTTCTTTTAGTTCCTTTCTAGTAGGACCTTTTTTTTCAACTGGTTGAGCTTCGACTGGTGTAGATTCTTGTTGTGTAGTTTCCGTAGAAACCTGTTGAGATTGATCTGTAGTTTGTTGTCCCTGACCTTGGTCTACAGTTGTTTGCTGAGTGAGTCCTAGTTCGGCGTCTTGTTCAGCAAACAGTTTTTTAGCTTCGTCTGTAATAATAGGGGCTACATTTTCTATCTCATTCAATACTTCGTCGTTCATTTTACTTAAAGTCTTTTCTTACTGTGTTAGCTAGTGCTTGTTTATCTGTACCACCACTATATTTAAATACAGCTTTGTTGTACTCAAGAAGTTCATAATCATCTAGTTGAGCAAAAGGATTTTCTACTCCAAAATCTATATCTAATTTAGGTAGTATTTCCATTGCAGCAGCGTACTCAGAAAATGATGTACCGTTAGCTTCTGCAATTTCTTTAAATAATCCACCTTGTTCGTAAGGTATAATATTTACATTTTCTTTACCAGAAGTTGCATTAATACGTACGCTTGAGTTAGGTGTTTTATATAATTCATATTTTTTTACTTCAGCAGGGTCAAGATCTCTATAGTCTTTTAAGAATGCTGGTTCTGTTAAACGTTCTAATCCTACAAGTTCGCGCTGTCTTTGTATAACCTCAAAAGCATCTATTTGATCGTTAGGATACATAGAATTATGCATCTCAGCAATCGTATGTGCTTTTTGTGGTATAGTGCCAGCAGAACTACCAAACGTATCATTAAAAGTTTCTAAGTATGTAGGAGAAAACATTGGTGTTGTATTTACAGCGTTAGGTACAGTTTTAATTTGATTTCTAACGTCATTAAAATCTTCTAGTTTTTCAGTTTTTAATCTAGTAAAATCTTCACCAAAATTTGTAGGCATTTGCCACTTATTATTTTTACGTAATGGATGTGGTTGACCTTGTGCATTAATCTCTACAGCAGTGTTTAATGTATTTAAAACATCTTGATAAGCTAAACCGTGTGGGTCTTCTACTTTACCCATATATGCTTCTACTTTTTTTATATATTCTGATTTAGCCCATTGTGCTACTTGTTTTTCACCAAACGTACCTTTAACACTAAGTTCGGCGTTAATAAATGTTTCTAACAAACTTATGTTATTTTTACCTTGACCATTACCAGCGTCAATAGTATTAGCAATATTCTGCAAATTACCATCAGATGCGACAAGTACAGGAAAAGTGTTTAGTTTTTCTTTAGTTAATAAACCTTTTTTAGCTAATTCTAATGCTTCGTTTTTTGCTGCTTTTAGTTGGTTTTTATCTAGACTCATCTCACTAATAATAGTGTCGATTCTACCGTCGTAGTTACCACTAGATAATTGGTTAGCTTTTAAATTTTTAAATTTATCTAAATCTTCTTGTTTAAATCCTTCATCAAAATTAAAACCATCTTCAGGTGTTAGCTCTGCTAGTAGTGAATCTGTCTGATTTCTATGATTTATTTCTAATCCTGTTTTTTCACGTCTGTACTTTGCGTTTTCAAAGTCAGCTTTTTTTTGTTCTATTTCAACAATGTCTGCTGCAAAATAATCACTGTAATAATACTCTTTACCATCAGCAAAGCTAATAAATTTATTTTTGTCATTTTTAGCTTTCATCTCCTTAATCATATTATCTGTCAGCAAACCAGAATCAGCTAAATTTTTAGCTATTTCTATAGCTTCTCTTCTTGCTGGACCATTTTGTACGTAAGGACCACGTTCATTAACATATTGTAAAAAACAACTACCACCACCTTTTGAGTTTACACACTTAACAAAATTAGATTGAGCAATGTTTTTACGTTGTGTCTCAATCTCCTCTGCTCTTCCTGTTGTCCAACTGTTGTAAGCATCTTGTTGTAGGTCGCGTTGTTTTTCGTATACACCTTCTTCTTGTAAAAGTACAGGATTTATACCTTTAAACTTTCTAAAAAATTCTCTATTATATAGTGCTTCAGCAGCTTTGTACTCTTCGTAAGTTGTTGCTCCTTTTAATCTAGGATCACCTTTAGGATTATATTCTGCAAGTCTTGATCTAGCATACGCCGTTACAGCTCCATGTTTCATAGCTGGATTCATTTTTCTGAACTCTTCAGAAGTCCAAATATCACCACCATTAGATATCCATGAAGAAGCAGCTTCGTCTATAGCTATACCATCTTCGATTATACCGGCTTTAGCTTCCCTATAAGCATTAACTTCTTGGTCACTAAAACCATTTTCATAATACCACTCATAACCTTTTGCAATGTCTTCCTCGCGTTTTTGGTCCTCACGTTGTTTGAACATATCGCCAAGGGTTCCAGACATATTGGCTAGTAGCATCATATCTTTACCAGCATCTTGTGCTGCGTATTTGTAATTACTTAGCTCTTGCGTCCAGTAATTATTCATGCCCTCGTTGATTTCTTTGTAGCTATTAATTAAAGGAGCTACATAATCTTCGGACTTTTCAGGTTCAAAAAACCCGCCTTGAAATGAGTCTGTCATAATTTAAAATGGTATGTCATATATTGGGACATCAAGGAAACTACCAGAACTAAAATCAGGAAAACTATTTACACCCATGTCAAATGAACTAAATGCTCCTGAACCTCCAAAACCTGAAAAGCTGTCAAAGTCATAGTTCACATCAAACGATGTACTAAAAGATGAGTAATCTTCACCACCAATAGGTGCTCCGGAATCTTGTCCCATTCCACCAGCTATTGAACCGATTGCTCCCATCATAGCATTCATCATAACCATACCTGTACCTCTTAATTGTGGAGGGTTAGGGGCTATAGATGGTACTGGATTAAAAGCTACTTGAGAGTATAAACCTCTACGAGCACTGGTTTGTTTTCTTCTAATATTTTCTACGTTTTCTTTAAATTTTTCTCTAGCCATAGAAACAGCAAAAGCTTGTCTTCCAGTGTATCTACCAAAACTAGCCATATCTAAGGTTTCACCTCTTCTAACTGATCTACCAGTTTGACCACTACTTCGACGTCTTCCTAATTTTTTTGATACAAGTTCTCTAAACTTTTGTTCGTTTTGAGCAGTAACTTGACCACCTAAAGAACGTAAACTAGCTTGTGCTTTAGCATAACCACGTTGTGCAGCTAAGTCATTTTCGTTTAGGTCAATGTTATATTTGTTAACTTTTGCACTATAAACAGAAAGTTGTTGAAACCAGTTACGTTTACGTATTTCTAGCTGACGTTCATACTCTCTAATTCTTCTTCGATTCTCAGCTTTAATTGCTTGGGCTTGACCTATGCCACCAAGAATAGCTTTACCCGCTCCTAAGAACGCTGAAATTGCCACGGCAAAACTCCATAAATGATAATTGATTTGGTCCGTGTTTTAATTCCCGTAAAAATTTGAACCCTAGGAATCTGAGTAGTTTTATATGAACCTTGTTTCGTTTATCAACGATGTTCCAAAGCAACTTCTCTTGTCTACTTTCCACATAATGCTTTGCATGTTTAGCAAACATACGTGGGTACTTATGGATTACTGGGGTACATAGCATCCAGATTTTGCCATCTTTTTCTACTCCAGCTATTCCAGCTATTTCATTATCAGGTGATGTAAAGTATACAGTATCACCTATCAGAGAACATGCAGGGATTGCTACCAATGGGTCATGTCCATGACCTTCTGTTATTTCTCTGTAATCATCTGGTAAAAGGTTAGAAGCCACATGTAATGCAGCTTCCGGTGTAATTGGGTGAATAAATTTATTCATCTAGTGTTTTATAAATTGGTTCTAGCTTATCTATTGTTCCAGCCATCCATTCTTGCCAAGGATTATCCCTTTTACTAGCAAATGTATAGCGTTCATACCAACGATTGGTTTTCATTCTCCAATAGAAATAGCGTAGTTCATTTTCTGTTAGGGTGATGTTAAACACGAGTATAATTGTTGTTAGTGTATTTACCTTCCCACTGATAAGAAACTATTGTAGCGGGTGAAGGATGTTTAGATTTTACAGTAATTACTAAATTATTATTTCTTTCATAACAAGGTACTACTCCTTGTAAATCTGGTACAAAACCTACATTGTTTGCAGTGTAAGCATCTGCTATTGTAGATTCTACTTCTTGTATAAATAAAGGTTTATTTACTCCAACTCTATCAACTTCCATTTGGTACAATCCAACTTTTCCAAAATTAAATTTAACTCTATGTATTATTAAATCAGATCTTGTATCTTTTCTTGTAGCACTACCAGCTTGATAAGTAAAAAATATTTTAGGTAATTCAACTTGCATTTCAAATTGATATCCAATAAGGAATGTTTCTCCAGACCAGTTTCCTGATATCTCTAAATTAGAACCATTAATAGTTACTTCTGCAAATCTACCTAAGTTAGTACCAGAGTCAATATCGTAAGCTGCAATATCATTAGAGCTTTCAAATCCTGTTGGTTTTGGGAAAGTAGTTTTGTTAGTTGTACTGCTATAAGTACCACCACCTGTAGTAACACTTTTACAGTGATCTAAATGTATAGGGTAATCTTCTCCAGCAGTTACAAAATGACCATTATCATCTAACTTAATAGAATATTTTAGTAATTGATCTTTGCTGTTATTTCTTACTACAACATATAGAGCATCATCTAACATGCAATGATATTGAATAGTACCTGTTAAAGTCCATTGAAACCATGCTTGTAATATTCTTTCATTACCTGAAGTAAAATATCTATAGCCATATAAAGTAGATGTATTCTCTTCACTAAATAATATCAATCCATTTTCTCTAGAATTAGATATAATTTTTAAATCTTTTTCAAAGAATTGAGATACTACTTTACTTTGTTCTACTACTTCTGGCTCACCTTCTCTTCTAATATTTGCCATTTCAAAGAATCTACTATACTTATTAGCATTATCTAAAAATCCTATAGTAGTTCCTAAGTTAACTGGGTTTGTTTTAAAATTAAAGTTGTAAGATGAAAGTCTATTTATTTTAGCTGTATTAGGATTTAGTACGTCACTATCTGTAGTCAACATAAACTGTTGATTTTTTGTAAATATAACTAAACCTGTATTAACTTGTATTGCATCAAAAACAATAGCTGGATATGTAGAGCTACATGATAAATCAATAGGGTCAACGTTAGAAAACGTTTGTGCGGTCTTTGCCCAAAAATTAAAAAAGTTTCCCGGACGAGACATAATAACGTTCTCATCACTAAGCATAACTAATCTATTTCTAAAGAATACCATCTTATTGATAGTTTTAGTTACAAAGGATGCCTGTGGGTTAGTGCCTCCGACAACAGTACTACCTACTTGTGCTCCTTCCCAATCTACTTGAGATAATGTAAATGTTGTAGAGTTAGTTCTAACTAACTGAATAGGCATAGTAGCAGCATCAAAGTTAGTTTTATCTCCCGGTCTTACACATTCTTCCCAAACACCTTCACCACTCAAACCATTGTTAGCAAGAAACTTTAAGTAATAATCGTCTTCTTCGTTTGCACTGTTAGCTACTTTTACAACAAATCCATGTTTTGATTGACGTGGTAAGTCATCTACAGTAAGTACTTCTCCAGCTACAACATTTAATAATTCAGAAACTGGTGTAGAAGCATTAAAAAAATTTTGTTCAACTCCATTTACTACATTGGAAGTTCTACTAATGTATAGACCATTACCTATTTGTTCTACAGCGTTAAAGTTTCCTGTAGCTACTATTTCTGTTCTTAGAGCACCAAGTATAGATTCTGCGGTTACTGTTGTTTTAGTGTCAAAAGCTGTTGGAGTAGGTCTAATTAATCCTAGGTTTGCTTGCACATTTGAGGTACTAACTTCGTCAATAGTTACTTCATAGTATGCATCTTTCATATACACATAGAAATGATCTCCCTGTTGCCACCCCTGACCGCCGTAAAGAAGGTCGTTTGTTGTATTATATCTTGTCCTATACTCTACGTTTGATCCACTTCCTACGGGCGTAGACTGACCTGTAGTGGTAATTCTAAAATATAAGTCGCTCCTACCTTGTACATTATTTAACGCATAGTTAACATTTGCTGCTGAGCTTTGTGTAGCTGACGCATCTGCTGTAAAGCTAAAAGTATTAGCATCTATTTTAGTTATAGTTTTAGTTGTGTCAACTCCAGCACCAGCTAAAAAATCAAAAAAAACTTCATCTCCAGTATTTAAAACATGACCATTACTAGAAACAGTAACAGTAGTTCCTGACTGGGTATAAGTTCCTCCATATAATTTTCCGTAGATGTTTGCTTGATAAGAAAAATCACTACTACCGTCAGTAGAAATAGCATTAGTGTCTACTAAAGTTTGTCCACTAGATATATCAAATATTCTTGTTGCAACGTTAGGCGCTTGCTCATCATTATTTACATTAAATGTAGGATCACCACTACTATTAACTGTCTGACATCTAGTTGAGTTATTGACTCGAGCTAAATGACTAGCTATTGTCCCATCAGTGTTACAATAGTTATTACTAGATCTAACTAAATCTACAGTAATTCTGGTAGCTGTAGAAATTGGAGTCGTGTTATTATTACTAAATAAATTTAAAGAGTATTGACTTGCATACTTTATATTCTTTAATTCTATAAATACTTCTGGAGGTCTTAATGCCTCTATGGTATCAGCCATAGCAACAGTTTTAGTTCTGTTAGTTAAAAATGTAAAGTCATTAATAGTTAATGTTTGTACATCTTCATCATTACCATGTTTTAAATAAAAATGTAATTCTGTGTAAGCTGTTAGAACGGCATTAGAACCGCCACCTCCTGATACTGTTACAGTTGGAAAGGAAGTGTAGCCAGTTCCACCATTTGTAATAGTGACTGCTGTAATTTTTCCACCACTAACAGTAGCAGTAGCGGTAGCATTAGAACCTCCACCTCCAGAAATACTTATGGTAGGTGCAGATGAATAACCTGTTCCTTCATTATCAATGCTAATGTGTGCTATTTTCCCAGCAGTATAGTTGACAGTCATTTCTGAACCATCACTACACTTCCACATATTGATATCACCAGTTCTACTAACTTGACCTATATATTGTTCGTCTTCATCTCTATAATAATGAAACCATCTACCATTAGATACTGAGTTATTTGTTCCATCACTAAGAGAAGTAATAAGTTTTCCACCGGGACGTTTAAGTAAACCATGTGTTACATCAGGTAAAACATTGTTTGCAACATTAACTTGTCCCGGAAGTTTTAGTTCGTCTGGTTGTTGAGAAACCCCACCCGTTAATGTAGGTACTAATTGTGTAACACTTGCCATTATCTAATTAATGCTTTGTAAGGTTGATAGGCGTCATATCCTTGACTGTCTCGGAAGCCAAAGAAACTATGATCTCCTTGTTGTGTGTCATATTCCATGACGGCTGCTCTAGTTTGAGCTTCTTGAGTTTGTAATAATCTAGCTAATTGAGGATCACCGACTAATTGTGTAGCTGCTCTAGTAGATGCCTTAGCTATAATGTATCTTTGAAACGCTGACGGTACATCCTCAAAATCATATAAGTATGTAGCATCAATAAATACAGGTGATGAAAATTCAAAAGTGTGCTCCGATTTGTTATACAATTTTCCTTCTCTTTTTACAACATCACGATCTCTAAATATCTGTCCGTCATGTATGTCGTAACGTAGCATGTTAGTAGGAATAACTATATTTTTATTAGCATCTGGAGTAATCTCAATATGCTCTTCCGTATTAAAATGCCACCCTTCATTTAATACATCTTTTGTAGTCTCTACTAACAAATTATATATAAATGCTATTTCTGGGTTTGTGCTAATTAATGCACCTGTTGTATTTTTTAATTGTGTGATAGGTGACTGACCTATGCTACCCAAGATAGAATTAACTGCGGATAGTTCGGTATCGGTTGCTATTGGTGTAGTCATAAGTAAAAAAAGGGAGCCGAAGCTCCCGTATAAAGAATAAAAAATTAAGCGTTTGCAGGGTATGATGTACCGAATGCAGCATTACCTGTAGATCCGACAGCAGCTCCAGCAATAAGCTCAACGCAAGCAGCAGGATTTAAGAAATCTGCTCCCATTGCAAGTCTTCCAAGGATAACGTCACCTTGGTAAACAACTGAAACGTCGCCTGAAGTTACCTGAACTTGTGGTCCGATAGCTTCTACAACTCCAGCAGCTTCCTTCTGGAAGATTAATCCGCAAGAGTTAGCGAAGTCAGATCCATTACCATAGTTACCGTTAATACCAGTAACTGAAGCTCTAGCATCTTCTGCTCCTTCGCCAATGAAAGAACCTGTGTTTCCGGGATCTGCGATACCGGGGTTAGTTGCTGATGCAGTACCATACTTAGTACCATAGTTTCCGAAGAACGGAATGTTCATGGACTTGTAGATCTTGATACCAGCAATCTCAACTACGCCTTGTCCAGACTGTAAAGCTGTTCCTTGTGCGTCACGGTTGATTAAACCAGATGTGATTACACCAGAACTTACAGTATTGATAAGACTGTAGTATTGACGAGGGTTTAGAACGGCTACTCTGCCGTCAGTAGAAATTCCTTTTTCGTCAAGAGCAGCAGCAGCATCATAGAAAGCATCTACTAATTTAGCAGCATCGTAAGCTTCTGTAGCATTACCTGTACCTACTCTGATCTGTGTACCGCCGGGTTCGACGAAGTTTGTTTTAGAAACTGGAGAAGCTTGTCTAGCACCTTTAGCGATAGCTCTAAAGATTAGTCTATCGTACTTTTGAGCAAGAGCATATCCAATCTTCTTGGAAATTTCTCCCCTCAATTCGTAGTGAGCAAGTGTTTCATCCAGTTCATATACAAACGCCGAGCTTATTAATAGGTCGTCGCATGTAATAGTTTTTTCAGCAACTGGAGGTGCTCCGTCGGAGTTACCCATGATGCTGTTGCCGGGTGTGTGGAACTCGGCTTTTGTGTGTCCAGTGTAAACGAACTGTAAAGATTTTCCATTCTTAAGAGTTCTCT